TATTCACAATAGGGGGTAGGGTGGGGTGGCACTGGCATACCCCTAAGTCCAAAAAGGTTTATTGAGTTCCCCAGTAAAATAATTTATTTACCGCAAGTTGAGTTGTAGCTACTATCATTAATCTATAGGATTTTCTGCTCGCAAGCAAGCTTGCTCGCTAAGACTTCACAGAACGTACATCAATGTTCTATCCGTGTAGCCTATGTGTTCCCTTTTTGTTCTACCTTTATGGACACACGCATGGCGTGTGCCTCTATGTACCTTACTATCATAAAAAAAGTTCCCGATTTGTTCCTATGGTTTACACAATAGACCATAAAAGACAGCCCAAAATTTTGTACCTATTTAGTTCCTTGTCTGTTCTTCTTTGGGTA